GCCGCTTTCGCGGCTTCGTGCTCTTCTAACCCTTGCGCTTGCGCATTTGGGGTCACCCTGAAGAGTATAGGGTTGTTCCTGGTCAACTGTCCCGCCCTCGATTATTCGAGAGGTTCTCAGTTTTACAACAGCTTTACGCTGTCTTTGCAGAGGTTTGTTTATGAAAAGTACTCCGAACTCGTATTCTTCACACTGGGTTTCGCAAGCTCCACCTTCGGCCCCGGTCTCCATCGACTCTCGACTCTCTTGGGTCGATTCAGCTGATGGTCCGGATAATCCTAGGTATAAGCAGCAAATCCGTGATGCACAGAACGCGAGTACCAACTTCGTTGGGACTAAGAGTACCGTTCAGATCCTACAGGAACCTGAAGGCAAGGTTGAATGGTGGACAGGTACCAAGAGGGACCAATACAACGTTATTACGTTTACTGGTTTTCCTCCAGGTGCTATGCCCGCCTTTCAGTCTGTCGTCGCGTCTCCTGACTTTTCCTCTGCTGATAATGCCGCTCTAGGTCAATTCTACAGTCAAGCTAGGCAAGCCATGTCTGCTATGCAGGGTATGACTTTCCTCGGCGAGATTGCAGAAACGATCCATATGTTGAGAAATCCGGCAAAAGGCCTTATCGAGCTCCAACGTTCGCTCCTAAGTAAGTACGCGCAACTTTTGTCGCGTACTCGCAAAGGTGTAAAACGAAAGAGTCTTGAGAAAGCAATAGCTGATTTGTATCTTGAAAACGTCTTTGGATGGCTTCCGCTTATACATGATATAAGTGATGCCGTTAAGGCGTATGATAGACTGTTAGGCAAAGTTGTCACTTCCCGGTGCCGTGGCTTTGGAAAAGATCCAAAGCAAGTGCTAACCGAGAGTGGAAACGAAAGCTTAACGGCCTCTGGCTCGTTCTACGAGTACACTACGCTTGCTACTTCAGAAGCGCAGGTACTGTACTATGGAGCGGTTAAAGGTACGGCGACTGGTGCATCCACTTTGGAGCGGGCTTCGGATCTCTTCGGTTTTAGAGCCGATGAATTCGTGCCAACTCTGTGGGAACTTATGCCCTGGTCGTTCTTAATAGATTATTTCGCCAATATTGGCGCGATAATTTCAGCAGCTACGTACGTTAACGCTAACCTTGCTTGGTGTTCGAAGACCACGCGTTTTGTGCAGGAAACTACACGAACGTCAATCTTCGACCGAAAAGCTTTTGGCCAGCCTAGCGCACCTGTTGTTGGAGGCGGTGGTTACGCGTGGAAAGCAACTCGTACAAAGGTCGTTAGGACTGCATCCGTCTCTCCCGGTGTTCCTACTTTGCAGTTTCATCTGCCAGGTAGTGACGCGAGATGGACGAATATTGCAGCTCTAGCGCTTCAAAGTACAAAGTTGTCTTCTGCATTTAATAGGCTTATTCATTAAGCCTTAACCTTACCGACCCTGGAGGTCAAAATGACCATCACTGTAACTTCCCCGATAACGGGAGCTGCTCAGACGGGTTTTACGACCCCAACCTATACTCTAACTGCGGATGTGGCACCAGATAGTAACGGCAAACAAAATGCCGTTACTGCTCTTGGTGGCACCCAGACCGGTGTTATTACTCACTCGGTCGCCTCACCTTTCACTGTTACGGCAGTTCGTCCCAAGATCTTGAAAACTCTTGGGTTGCCTAATCCAGTGACGGGCGCAATCAAGAATATCCCGCGTAATGTGTACAAGGTTATCACGCGCAAAGGTGTTTTACCTTTGGCGGGGCAACCTTATTCTGCACTGCTGGTGACTACTACGATCGAAGTTCCGGCTGGTTCGGACTTAGCTGATGCACCTAACGTGCGCGCAGCTTTGTCGGCCCATATCGGCGCTTTGTCGCAGCAGTCAGCTGGCATTGGCGACACTTCAGTTTCCGGCGTTATCTAGTCGGAATTTGGTCTTATGGACCCTTTAGTGTTGCTTTTGGCAGCTATCCTTGGTTTCTTTGGAGTACAGGCTGATGAGTACTTGCTCTCATGCTCTTTATCTCGCACTAACACAAGACCTGCAGAGGTACCTACCGAACAGCAAAGAGGCCTTCTTTCCGTCGAATCTGACGAAAGTAGACTTCCAGCCGAACGATAGTATAAAAGGCCGCGCGTCACATGCTCTTTTGAAGTCTTTGTTCAAGAAGTTGAACGATGACCTCTCTGAAGACTGCGACAAGCGTGCTCTCGATCTGTTCATTAGCATGAACGATAAATGTCGAGAGTTTTCCTTTGACCTCTGGGCGCTTCCCGAAGAGCTTATCCAAGTGTTTACGTGGGCTAAAACCTACATAGAACGTTGGACTAGCTCTGGTCCCGAGTCGCTTTTCAACCCTGATAAATGGTTGGAGTTTTGCGACTTTGGGCCGGGCGCTTCTGTTGCTGCTAGCGGCAGTTCATTCTACCACAAGGTAGGGTGTTCCAAGCTAACGACAACAGATCCGGTACTTTACTCCATATATCTGGAGTACATCCGTGGTTCTAAGACCTGGGTCCAGGCTGAAAAATTACGCCGAGACCTTTTTGGTCGTCCACAGATAGTTAGTGGCAGTAAGCTCTGCTTTGTTCCTAAAACTACTGATATTAGTAGAACGATATGCACAGAACCTTCCCTGAACATGTTTGTTCAGAAAGGCCTGGGAGGGGCTCTAGAACGCTGCCTCAATAGGTCGTTATCTTTCGACCTTAGAGATCAGCAGTTCCGGAACCGCCGCCTAGCTCAGATTGGCTCTAAAACGGGTTCTTTGTCTACAATAGACTTGTCCTCCGCTTCTGATACAATCTCACAAGAGATCTGTAAGTACCTCTTTCCACCTCATATTTTGAGTTGGTTGGAGGCTGTAAGATCTCCTGTCACTACACTGCCGGATGGTAGAGTAGTAGAGTTGCATATGATCTCGTCTATGGGGAATGCTTTTACTTTCCCTTTACAGACTATGATCTTTTCTGCTATAGCCCTGGGCGTGTATCAGGTTTGCGGTATTGACTTCCGCAGGCCTGACGGCGCGTACGACGGGAACCTTGGCGTCTTTGGGGATGACATAGTTATTAAGACCGAAGCTTTTGGTCTAATGTGTCGCTCTTTAGAAGCCGCTGGTTTTATCGTCAACAGGGGAAAGTCCTTCTCAGTGGGACTTTTCAGGGAATCGTGCGGTGGTGACTATTATGACGGCCACAATATACGAGGTGTATACTGTAAATCGCTTCGTAGCACGCACGTAAAGTACTCCTTGATCAACAGGTTGAATCTCTGGAGCGCGAGAGTTGGAAT